CATCGGCGTCACACAGATAAGTAAAGCCGGGCAGTCCTCGTTCGTTCAGTTAGGGGCACCGCAGCTTGGCGGGTCGCAGGTAACACGCGCCGAGAGAGCAGCGGGTAAACAGAATTTCAGACGCCCAACTGGCGCACAGCTTTAAGGAGGACTAATGGCAACAGCATTAATGGCAGGACTCGCAACATACGGAGCGGCATACGGCACGACCAGTACCGTAGTCGCAATCGGCCTGGCTGCGGCAGCAACAGCCGCTACTATCATAGCCGAAAAGGCCATGGCCCCTAACCAGCCAGACCAGGCGCAGGTAACCCAGCTTGGCGACCGAGCAACCCAGATCGACAAGACAGCTTTGCAGAAGCAAGCAGAGTTGCCGGAACTGGACCTCGGAGAATCCGACCGCGCAAAGCGCAACCGCAAGAAGGGTAAAGCAGCCCTTAAGATCGAACTTGATAAGGCAAAGGCCGCACCGGATACCACCGGTGTTCAACTACCATCCGCTAAGGATACGGGGGTTCAATTATGAGCATCATAGACGTACCTGCCCCCGGAGTAATCAAGCAGCGCGAGGGGCAACTATCCGGTATCAGGAACAAATACCGGGATCGCGCCAGGGAGTACGCTAAGGTTACCATACCTTCGCTGCTACCTGAAACGGAACTAACAGACGGAAATGAGTTTCAGCACGACTACAACACCGAAGGTGCGAAGCTGGTCAACAGCCTGGCTAACACCTACGTCGAGACGTTGTTCCCCGCTGGGCACTCGTTTGTTAAGCTCGACATGGAGGAAGAGGACTACGCTGCCCAGGAGCAGCAGGGAAATAGCAAGGCCAATATTCAGGCAATCTTTGCGACCATAGAACGCGACTTCCGCAAACGCTTTGAAGGCGTCGGCAGCCGATCAGCCCTGCTGGATACGATGTTACACCTTATTGTCACCGGTAATGCCTGCCCATACAAAAGCATGGACGGCAACTTGCAGACCTACGCAATAGATGAGTACGTGGTATTGCGCTCCCCGGATGGCATGCTGCTGGAATTAATCACCACTGACAAAAAGTTATTCGCGGCTCTCGACCCCGAGATTAAAGCCCAGGTGCAGTCGGAGTTAAACCTCCCGGATGACGACACCACTACGATTTTAACTTTGTACACATGGGTGCGCCGCGACCCAGAAGACCACGACAAATGGTACGTAGACCAGGCGCTCGATGATACCCCGGTGGGCGAACAGAATACCTACACCACCGACACACTCCGCTGGTTCCCGGCTGTATGGCGCAGAACCAGGCGCGAAATGTACGGCAGGGGCCTGGTTGAAGATCACTTTGGCTCCTTGTGGACGATGAGCATCCTTAGCGAGGCTCTGGCAGTTGGGGGCGTAGCAGCTTCCGACATCAAGTACCTCGTGCGGCCCGGCAGTCTGGTTAACATCCAGGAGCTAAACTCCGGGCAATCTGGGAGCTTCCACTACGGTGAAGCGGACGACATAAATGAAGTAACCAGCGGGAAAGCACGCGACTTGCAGTTCATTCAGGCAGTGATCGACGGATACCGCAGGCACCTGTCTGAAGTGTTCATGTATCTGCCTGGAACCATGCGCGATGCCGAGAGGGTTTTAAAATATGTAGTTATTCTAACTACATATCGCGGGAGCCCTCTATAAATAACCCTAAGTCGGTGAAACTCCAACGTGTAGCCCTGCTACCTGGACAATACCGAGCTATCAACTTTGAGAGGCATATTATGCACTATGAAAAAAAGTACCTTGATGTAGACGCTATAGATGAGTACACAATCGACACTAACGGAGTAATATGGAACGTAACAAAAGATCGCTTAGTTAAGGGGTCTACTATTACCAAGGCCAATAGGTACATGAAAGTACGTTTTAATAGAACATATAAAGTGCATGTTCTGGTGGCCCGGGCGTTCCTTCCTAATGATGATCCAGATAAAACGCAAGTTAACCACAAAAATGGTAATAGGGCTATGAACAATGCCGAAAATCTGGAATGGGTAACCCCAGCTCAGAATGTAAAGCATGCCTACAGATCCGGGTTAAAGACTAACGCCGGGGAGCTTAATCCGATAAGTATACTTACGGAGAGCATAGTTGCGGACATCTGGAAACTTGCTACGCAAGGCCACAAACCAAGCGCGATAATCCGATTGTTAAAATTGAACGTTTGCAGAGGTACTGTTTCAAAAGTAACTAACGGACATAACTGGTCCCATGTTACGTCAAAGTTGGGAGTGTAACGACTATCCGAAAGGAGTAGGGGGCAAGTGCCCTCGAAACGGGTTAGCCTGTGGAAACACCGGCAAGATATAGTCTGATCTATGCGGTAACGCATAGAGGCTGCGTAACGAGCAGCCGTAACATACAATGAACCGCAGAAGAGACACGGCTGCGTGCAGCCTCCCTTGAGCGTGCCCACGGCGGCGTATACAGCTTCCTGGTTGACAGCTTACAACGACCCTACGCAACCATGCTGCTGTCCGAAATGGGTGTAAAGGACCTAACCAACTCCGGCGTAACGATGACCATTACCACCGGTCTGGACGCTCTTAGCAGAGGCAACGAGAACGATAAAATCAACCACTGGTTCAGTGACATCAGCCAGATGAATAACCTACCGCAGCACTTGATGCCGTGGTTCAATCACGACAACTACCTTAAGGTTACGGCCAGCGGCAGGGATGTGGACTTCGGCAAGGTGCTGTTCACCTCAGAGCAGGTAGCGCAGAATCAGGCCGCACAGCAGAACCAACAAGAAACCGCTATAGCCGGGCAAGAGCTGGCTAAGAAAGCCTCACCAGAGCAACTCGCCCAGGCTATGCAATAACGAAAGGATAACACATGGCAGTAGGACCGGGCTTCTTCAGTGAGGCCACCCAGGCGGCTATATCCGCCCAGGCTGCAACGACAGGCACACCACCCCCGACTCCAGCCGAACCTGTGAGCACAACGGAAATTCCGGCGGCCACAACCCCGACAGGAGTAGCACCCCTTAATGTAGAGGAAGCCAAGAGTGCTCCGGGGGAACCTGTAGTGATTGAAACCCCAGCGCCAGAAGAGGCCCCTAAAGAACCAGCGGACCAGCCCAAAGCTGTAGACCCTGACAAAGCCTTGGCAGATGCCGGGTTCAAGCCAGAGGACATAGGCAAAGAGCTTGCGGAGAACAACGGCAAGGTAAAGCCCGAAACAATCGCGGCCCTAAAGGAAAAGTTTGACCCCGCGTCAGTTGATGCTGAAATTGCGAAGGTCGAAAAGGAGTGGGCCGAGAAGCTTCCGGCTGAACAAGCCAAGCTTAAAGCGGCTGATTCCAAAGTCACGGAAATGAACAACTTCATTTTCGGCGCACTGGCTGCTGGCGACGTTGCCAAAGGCCAGGAAAACTTTAACGTCCTCTCTGCGTGGGCCAAAGCCAACATGGCAAAAGAAGACCTCGCAACCGTAAACGCCTTGCTGCGTTCCGGGGACCAAATCGCAGTTAAACGCGGCCTCGAAATGGCCGTAACCAAATGGAAGGGAAGAGAGAAACCTATGATGACCGGTGATGCCCAGGCCGCCGCTGCTGCGGCTGTTGCCCCCGAATTTGTCCCGCTGTCAAAGGACGAGTTTATCAACATTATGAAAACCGAGAAGTACCAGAAGGACGACGCTTACGCCCAGGAGATTGACACCAGACGGCGCAAGACCATCGCCAAAGGCGGGTACATGACCCCGGAATTCTCGCACCTTCGACCCCCTATCTGATCGTATGTGCTGGGGAGCACTGCTTTATAACCAACTTTATTTATTCACTTTTGAAAGGACACCACAATGGCTGCACAAGACATTTCTGCAAATTTGACCCATCCCGCCCAGCGTAACCTTGCCGGGGCGCTCGACGCCCTGAGCATAGAAAAATTCGATGGCAGGGTTCACATGCACGAGCAGATGAAAGCCATCACCGATGGCGTGTTCGACTGGAAACCTCTGGTCGGCACTGACACTATGAGTAACGCCGCAATGGGCGATCCGACCCTTCAGGCCGTGGTCCCCGGTGTTGAGCCTTTGGGCCACACCATCGAAGTAGGCGACCAGATCGTCCAGGTTAAGACCCCCATCCTGGCCCGCGTGGTTGTTGGTATGCTGGCGCAGGTGCAAGATCGACTGAGCATCAAATCCCGCACGCCCGAAAACTTTGGCCGCAAGATCGCAAAGATCGTTGACGAGCTTCTGTTGCTCAAGTGCGTTCACGCTGCCCAGAAGGCGACCGGCGCTGGCGAAGTCTCTGACATGCCCGGTGGCACCAACCTGGAAATGGTTGCCGCGACTGACGAGCTGGACCCCACGAAGCTGGAAGCGAAAATCATGGACCTGGCCCAAGTCCTGGCCGAGAAAGAAATCGACCTGGCTGATGGCAAGCTCTACGTGGCTCCTGCGCAGTTCTTCACCCTTCTGAAGAACGACAAATTGACCTCTGCTGACTTCAGCAAGGACAACGGACATTACGCAAACGCCGGTGTGTCTGTGACCTCCGGTATGCCTATCGTTATGACCAATCGGCTGTCCCAAGTTGCCGACGACGGTAGCGTGGCAGGCTCCAATGGCAACATCATGGGTGCAAGCTACCTGACCGCCGACCTCAATGCTGATGTCGTGGCGCTGTTCGCCATGCCCGAGAGCATCATGGTCGCCCAGAGCATCCCGTTGACCTCCGATGTCTATTGGGATCAGCGACTCCTGACCTGGTTCATCGACGCCTACCTGGCGTTCGGTGCCGCGCCGGATCGCCCTGACAAGACTGCTTGTCTGCGCAAGTTCCGCGACGACTAATCCAACCCTGGCCCCAGCGCTAACCGCTGGGGCCATTTTTTCACGTATTAACAATTGTTAATAAAGGAGCCGTCATGGCAACAGAAATAGAAGCGATCAACACCTTACTGGTAGCCAGAGGGCTAACGGAAATCAGTGACCCGGATAGCGGTCACCCGGATGTGTCGGCGGCTCGTAGCATCCTGAATCGACACAAGAAGTACGTTCAGTCTATCAAATGGTGGTTTAATACCGAATCCGGGGTAACCCTGGCACCAAATCCCGACGGCTTCATCTTCGCCCCATTTGGGGTTCACAGTCTCGATAACGACCAGAACTACATCATCATGGCTGGTAAGCTATACAACGTGGTGACCAGAACTAACGTACATACCGATCCGGTTGCAGACCTTGTGCTGATATATGACCGTGATTGGGAGGACCTTCCTGTGCAGGCTTATGAATACGTCGTCTGCATGGCTAAAGAGGAATTCATCAGACCCTTGGAATCAAACCTGCTTACCACGCAGGCTGAAAAGGACTGCACCAGGACCAAGGTTCTATTAGATATTGCCGACTACCGGTTCAAGGACGTAAGCAAAGGCAGCAACCCATTGATGCAGAAATGGCTTGCCAAGATGTTGCAGAGGTAACAGCATGAGCCAATACTCAGGACAAACTACCCAATTCCTACAGGGCGTAAGCCAGCAGCACCCGAAGGA